CTGGCGCCCGCGCCGAACGAGCCGATTGTCCGCGCGATTTACGATGGCGGCATCTTCGCCTCGGCGCTGATGCTGCTGCCGGAGGAAAACATCGGCACCGAGGCGGTGCTGCTGGCGGGGCCGGACATCGCGTTTACCTACATCACCGACAGCGCCTTGGACATCAACTCGGCCGGTGCGGCGGGTGTCTTGGCCGTGAGTGACACAGAGAACTTCATCACCGACACCAATGACGAGCTGTTGATCATCGCGGTGCCGCCGCAAATCAACCTGCCGTCCCCGCCGGACGAGATCATCGAGCCGACTGACAAGGTTTCCATGTTGCAGGCGTATGACCGGCTTTATCTGTTCCGCGAAGCCGACCGCAATCAGGCCGGATGGGGCACCAATTTTACCAGCGGTGAAGGCATCGAGGTCGCGGGCACGGTGGCGACTGTCTATGTAGACGGCCACGGCTACGAGCTGGGCGCCCGCGTCCGCATCGAGGGCGGGTCAGCGGCGGCCTTCGACGGACACGAATACGACATCGCCTCAGTGATCGACGCTGACCGCTTTACGGTCACAGTGCCCAGCGGCACCCCAAACGAAGCCGGTGCCAACACTCAGGTGCGCCGAACAAAGCCGCCTCTTTACTGGGACGGCGATCCCTCCAACGACTTTGTTCGCGCACCGGCCGGCGTTCCGGCTGAAGGCCCGACCTACAAGAAGATGCGGTCGGTTCCTTGGGCAACCTACATCAACAACCGGCTGATCCTGCCGGATGGGCGCCAAGGCGTGATGATATCGGACGTGCTCAACCCCGACCTATATGATCCCTTCTGGCAGTCGTTCCGCGTAGGTAAGGGCGGCAACGACTTTATCGTGGCGATCCACCCATGGGCGGATGGCAGCGTGCTCATCTTCTGCCGGAAGAGTATCTGGCTGGCCACACTGAACCAGACCTACGATGCGGACAATGGCGACAGCCTTGTGGCGCGGCTGGATGTTTTGACAGACGAGATCGGTTGCTCGGCACGGCGGACCATCGTGACGGCCGGCAACTTCGTCTACTTCTTGAGCGACAGCGGGGTCTACCGCCTTGATGCACGGCTGGACCTCAAACTGCGCGGAGACACCAAACCGCTCAGTGATCCCATCGCCGACAAGCTGGCTACGCTCAACGCGGATCTGGTGGCCGATGCGGTGGCGGTCTACCAAGATAACCGCTACTACTTAGCGGTGCCGCTGGCGGGCGATACGGACACGAACAACGGGGTCTTTATTTACAACCAGCTAACGGAGCAGTGGGAGTCGCAGGATTTATACGGCTTCGGCGCGAACAACTTTATCGTCGGCAATGTGGCGGGCGAGCGGCGCATTATGATCAGCAGCCGCGCCGGCTACCTGATGCTGCTCAATCACCGGGAGGATGGCGACGATAGTCCTGACGCTGGGGTGGATGTCGTGGCCTCCGTGCCGGGGCGCATCCGCACGCGGCGCTACGATTTCGGGGACATGCACAGCAAACGGTTTCTGCGCACCATCGCGGATGTGGTCATTCCGGCGGGCGCCACGCTGACGACCAAGATCAAGACGGTCAACCCTGACGTGGAGGACGACGCCATTGGCACGCTAACGGCGGCGACCCGCGAGGACTATAACGCCAAGTCGCCGGTGCGCTACAAAGCGCACGCGGCCGAAATCATTTACGAGACCAGCAACGGACGGCCGGAAATTCGAGGCGCCTCAATGGAGGCCAGCCCGAAGAGCCTTCCGCCGACTGAGACGCGGAATGCAGCTTAACAACTAAGAAACAAAATCATGGCAACACTCACGATCACCCCCATCAAAACCTTCGTTTCCGGCGAGACCGTCACGCCGACTAAACTCAACGAACTCAGCCAGAGCACCGTGGCGTTGACTGCTGGGACCATTGTGGACGCCGATGTGTCGGCGAGCGCGGCGATTGCGGCGAGCAAGTTGGCGGGCACGCTGGACTTGAGTAGCAAGACTGTGACGCTGCCGGATGCGGTTGTCGCACAAGCAAAGCTGGCCGCAAACGTGGCAGGCAATGGCCCAGCGTTTCGGGCGTATAAGACTACCACGCAAACCATAAGCCAGAGCGTCAACACAAAAGTGACGTTGGAAACCGAGAGCTTTGACACAAACAACAACTTTGCAAGCAGCAGATTTACTCCAACAGTTGCGGGATACTATCAAGTTAACGCAGCGGTCTATGTTGCCGCCACGGCAAATATACTATTGGCAATGATATATAAGAATGGAGCAGAGGTTTCTCGCGGGTCTTACTCCACAGCGGACGCCTATGTCTCTAATGTGTCGGATCTAATTTACATGAACGGATCTAGCGACTATATAGAATTGTTTGCCGCGCATTTTGATGCTAAAGGCTTCAGAGTTGTCGGAACAACCCAAACGTTTATGTCCGGCTTCCTCGCCAGAGCGGCCTAACGCATGACCCCATGGCAACGCGCAAAGCAATGGCACGACGACCACGTCACGGACGAAACCTTCGAGGAAACCCTCGGCTGGCACCTGTCGAACGGTGTGGTCTACGCCGCGCCGGACGCCTTCATGTTGGCGCATCCGGTATACTGGGATGGAGAGAAGATCAATGAAGGCGAAGCAAACGCATGGTTTATTGAGCTGGCCTCGGCCGACACGCCAGACGCCTTTGCTCGGTTCATGCGAACAGCGCCGCGACCGTTGCCATACGTCTTATGGTGCCGGCACAACAGTTTTGAAATCAAGGCCCATGACTGGGCGAAACTAAGCAAGAAAGTGAGGCTATAATTATGGGAGGTGGAGGAGGCAAAAAACAAAAGAAGCCGCAGGTAGAGCACCCTGCGCCCTTGGACGTTGAAGCAATCATGAAGGCCGGCAGCGAAGCCGCCGTGAAGCAGATCCAAGAGGAATACCGGCAACTCATCGCCAATTACCCCACGCTGGAAAACCTGTCGTTCGGCACGGTGAACCGCATCCGTGGACTGCTCAACAACCGAGAGACAAGAGACGCGCAGTCCGCCGTGCGCCGCGCCATGGCGTTGAGCCGACCGGAGGACGCAGAGCCTACGAGCATCGAGCAGCGCCTCTACGACGACACCGAGCGCGACTTGGCGCTTGGCCGTTCACTCTCACCGGAGCAGGAGCGTGCCGCGCAGCAATCCGCCCGCGGCGCCTTCGCCGCCCGCGGACTGGGCACGTCGATGGGATCAAGCGCCGCCGAGATCCTCAACCGTGACGCCATGGCAACTCAGCGAGAAGCCGAGCGGCGGGCGGCGGCGTCTCAGGCGAACAACATGATGATGGGCAATGTCATGAGTCGTCGCGGCATGATGGCCGACAACCTCTACGCCGGCGCCGGAAACTTGCTGGCGGTTGATCCGCAGAACCGCGCGCTGGGCATCGGGCTGCAAAGCGCCCAGAACCAGCAGGGCATGATGATGAACCAGATCGGCAGCGCGTTCGCTGGCGCCAACCAAATGGCGGGCAACGCGGCGAGCTTCAACTTCAACGCGCAGGAAAGCCGCAACAATGCCGCAATGAACAACTGGGCGTCCATGCGCTCGGCTCAAATGCAAGCCGGCGCGGCTAACAACTCGGCGACCATGGGCATGATCGGTGCTGGTGCCGGTGCAGCTATTGGTATCGGCGTCATCGCCATCTAGCTTATGGATCAACTGGTCAAAGAAACGTGCCGCAAGGTGGAGCGGTGGCTGGACGCCAGCGCCAACCCTGTCGTGCTTTGGAGCGGCGGCAAGGATTCGACGGCCATGCTGCACCTCATCCGCCACAAGGTGGGCGCCAAGCTACCAGTGATCCAGTGGCGCGAGCCGCGTTTCCGTCACCGCTACGCTTACAGCGACATGCTGGCGCAAGAGTGGGACTTGGAGATGTATGACTACGCGCCTCTCGGCTATGCGCTGACGGACGGCTACGACATCGAGACAGGCATTCCGCGCTTTGACTTTATCAAGCTCTACCAGATCGGAGCCAAGTCGCTCGCCCTCTGCCTCGGCACCGAAGAACCGCAGCCGGAGGAGCTGGCCAGCGGACGCTATCTGTGCGGGCTGGAAGCTTTGCGCCGGCCGACCGGCACGTTCAACTTCCCGTGGGACGCCGCCTTCCACGGACAAAAGAGCGCCGACGTGGATCTCATCAAGGGCCAAGTGCCGCTTGCTCAAGACGCCCTAGTGCAGGCCGGTGTGCCGACCCAATACTATCCGATGCGCCACTGGTCGGATGCCGACGTGTGGAACTACTTGGAAGCCGAAGGCGTGCCCAACGACGAGACGCGCTACGAGAAGGCGGACGGCGTGTGGCGCCACCGGAAGGATAAGAGCGCAAACAGCGACTACTATCCTGTCTGCTGGAACTGCGTGAACCGCCACCTCGGAGGCACCGTCTGGTGCCCGAAGAATCAATGCGAGACGAACAACATCAGCCATCTGGCACCCTACATCGACCTGCAGAGCGAGGCGCAGGGCTTCCGCCCGACGTGGAGCGATACGACTGTCAACGGTGTGGCGCATGCTGCAGTCACAAGTGGAGCTGGCCAGTCTTGCGACGAGACCGAAGCGACGCCGCTGGCATTCCGCAATGGATGCTTAGAGACGACTACCCTTTGATGAAGACGACGAACAACCGCTGCGTGGCGCTGACCGGCGAAGTCGGATGCGGCGTCTCTTGCTCAATTTACAACAACCGACCAAACGCCTGCCGCGCGTTTGTGGCGGGATCACAACTGTGCCTTGAGGCGCGGGCTGCGGCGGGAATTAAGGAGGAATAAAATTATGTTCGGGTATGCACCTACAGTAAATGATGAGAGCGGAGCGATCCGCGGACAGGGAATTGTCAACTCGGCGCAGATGAATGCGCAGGCGAAGATGAAGCTGGCGGATGATATCGGATCGGCCCTAGTCAGTGTGGCCGGAGCCTTTGGCGAAGCCGGCGAGCTGGCCCAGCAGGGAGACTCTGCCTACGAAGCGCTGGGCGCCATCGGCGAGATGTACCCTGGCATGAAGAGCACCTACGGCGCCCTCGGCAAGATGGACCCGCGGACCCGCCGGATGGCCTCGATGAGCATCCTCGACAACCTCGGGGCGGTTTCACAGATGGGAATTGCTGGGATGAACAACCAGACGCGACAGGGTCAGCAGGCACTTACCGCCCGGGGCCAGCAGATCACCCTTAACATGCCAGCCGCCCGCGCCCAGCAAAATGCTGCGTCTCAAGTAGCCGCCGGCCAAGGCCGCGTCACCACGCTACCTCCCAACATCAACCCTGACGTGATTCCCTAACATGCCTCCACGCCGCAACAACCAACTGCCCGATCCGGTGGAACCGCCGCTGCCTTCGCTTGATCCGGGTGAGGAGCCACTACCAGTCATGGACCCTCCGCCGGAGTTCTTGGACGACATGAACGGCGTTAGTCTGGACGAATACGGCGTCCCCCAAGATGTCTACAACGACGTTGCCGCGGAGCCGCTTCCAGAGACCGGCATGGGCTTTGACTTCACCAAGCTCAACGTCCAGACCCGCGAGGACTTCAATGCGTTGCCGGTTGAGCAGCAGGAGTTGCTCAAGGCGATGAAGCGCGGCGTGCAGTTCACGCCGGAGGGCGCGGCGCAGTTTGTGCTGAAGCAGCAGGAGTCCCGCATGCAGCAGCAGCAGAAGATGGCCATGATGGAAGCCGATCCGGTGCGCCAAGAGCAGACCCGCAAGCTGAAGACCGAGGCGGACGTGCTCGAGGAAAACCGCATGAAGGCGATGCGCAAGACCTTTGAGACGGCGTCCTACATGGATGACTTGCTTGAGAAGGTTAAGACGCACCCCGGGCGATCCTATGCCACCGGGAAGAGCAGCATCTTGCCGAAGGTTCCTGGGACGCAGCCAGCGGACTTCCAAGTGCTGCTTGACCAGGTCAGCGGCCAGCAGTTCATGCAAGCCTACGAGACACTCAAGGGCGGCGGCCAGATCACCGAAGTGGAAGGACGCAAGGCGACCGAGGCGATGGCGCGGATGAATCCGCGGCAGAGCGAGGAGGCATTCCTGCAGGGCGTCAATGAGTTTCAATCGATCGTGCGTTCGGCCAAGGAGCGCGCGGCCGCCAAGATCCAACCCCAAGATTCCCCATCAACGCCGGCCGCCCAAAGCGCGACCCCGCGTCAGCGTAAAACAAGACCAGTTGCAGGATTAAATTGGGAAAAAGGAGCTGACGGGCTATGGTACCAAGTTCCCTAGACGGACTAACTGACGAGCAGCTCGCCGAGCTGGAAGCGCAGCAGGGACAGCCGGAGATCACCACCGGGCTGGTGGATCGCCTTGCCGCATCCCCTGCTCCGGCGCAGGGATTCACCGACCAGCAGCTTGATGCGCTGCCAGCGCTGGCCTCCACGCCGTTTGCCCGCGAGCGTGGCATTGCCTTGCCGCCCGAAGCTCCCGCGGAGCCGGAGCCGATGACCGACCATGAGCTGAACCAGCTCGAGGAGGAGAACTACCGGCGCGTGGATTACGTCATGCCGCAGGAGGAGTTCCGGCAGTATTGGACGCGACGCAAGGAGGAGAACAACGAGGTCGGACGCTTCATTGATGGTGTAGGCCAGGGCGCCGCAGCCATGATTGGCATGCTGCCGCAGGCGGCGACCGAAATCACTGACGCGCTGATCGGCGGCGTGACCGATCCGATCAACCAGGCACAGCGCAACATCCAGACCGGCGCGGAGATCGTCCGCAAGGCTGGCATTAACATGGTGCAGCTCTTCGACTGGGTCGGCAACAAGGCTAATGACGCGGCAACCTGGGCGAGGCGCCGCGGACTGAAGCAGCAGGCATTGGCCAAGCGCCTTGAGCAGGAAGGCAGGCTGACCGGCGATGAGCTGCGGGACGCGAACATCATTGCCGCGGCGGCCAGCGAGGCGGATGCGATGGAGCCAACGCCGGTGGAGGAGGAAGAGGATTTCGACAAGGCTTACGAGCGCTACCAGCGGGAGAAGGCGCTGGAGCAGGAGTTCGCGGGAGTCA